ATGACCGTCGTCACGCTGCTTTGGCGGGATGCCGAGCGCGCCCGCAGGGGCCTCGGGTTTCGCCCTTGGCACGTCCGGCGGCTGCGCGACCAGGTCGCCCAGCACATGAGCCGGCCGCACCGGTTCGTCTGCATCACCGATGAACCCGAATGGATCGGCTCATTGTACGGGATCCCCTGCATTGCCCTCGATCGCTCGCTCGTCGTCGCCGGCAAGTGCACGCCCCGCCTGCAGCTGTTCCGCCGCGACGCCGGCGAGCGCATCGGCACCGACCGGATCCTGCACATCGCCCTCGGGACCGAGGTCGTCGGCCCGCTCGATCCGCTCGTCGAGCGGACGGATCCGCTGGTGCTGCTGCGCAATCCCGTCCACGGCGAGCGGCCGCGGTTCCCGCCGTTCTCGTCGGCCGTCATGCTGGTGCGGTCCGGCACCCTGCCGCGCGCCTATGACGATTTCGTGCCGCACGTCCCGCTGCGCACGCCATGGAGCAACGACGCCTGCGATTGGCTGTCGGTGCACGCGCCGCCGACCGTTGCGACGTTCGGGCCCGCCGACGGCATCCACGACGAGGCCCGCCTGCCGCGCACCTGGTCGCAGGCGGGCGCGCGCTCGGCCCTTCCCGAGGGCGCGCGCCTGGTGACCTTCGAGCGCCGGCGCGGTCCATGGGATGACAACGCCCGGGCGACGCACCCGTGGCTCGCGCGCGAGACGACGAGGGCCTCGGCATGACCCGCACACCGACGGCCTGCGTTGTCACAACGGACCGCCTGCCGCATCAACGGCCGTGGCACGAGGCGTTTGCGCTGGGCCTCAGACGTCACGGCTGGCAGGTCACGATCGGCACCACCTGGCGCCCGTCGGATCTGCTGATCGTGTGGGGCGTGCGCCGGGTGCACGAGATGGAGCGCCAGCGCGCGCACGGCGGCGCGATCTGTGTGCTCGAGCGCGGCTACGTCGGCGACCGCTTCAAATGGACGTCCGTCTCATTCGGCGGCGGCCTTAACGGGCGCGGCCAGTTCCGCGGGCCCTTCGATGACGGCTCGCGCTGGCAATCCCTGTTTTGTGACCTGATGCAGCCCTGGCGGCCGGACACCGACGGCGAGGTGCTGATCTGCGGCCAGGTGCCCGGTGATGCCTCGATCGCCGGCGTCGACGCCGGCGCCTTCTATGCCCGCGCCCGGGCCGCATTCGAGGCCCAGGGCCACCGCGTCCGGTTTCGTTTCCATCCGGGCGACCCGCGCAGCCGAAACGCGACGCGGACGCTCGCCGAGGATCTCGCGACCGCGCGCTGTGTCGTCACGTGGAACAGCAACAGCGGCGTCGACGCGGTGCTCGCGGGCGTTCCGGCGGTCGTCATGGACGCCGGCGGCATGGCCTACCCGGTCGCCGCGCATCGCCTCGAGCTCCCGCCGATGCCGGATCGCACGCGCTGGGCGCACCGTCTCGCCTGGTGCCAATGGAACGAAGGCGAGATGCAGTCCGGCGCATGCTGGGAGGCCGTCGGGGCCGGCCTGGCGGTGGCGGCATGATGGATTTTCTTTGCTTCCTGTGGCGCGGCTCGGGCTTCTGGCAACGGGTCGCGACGTATGACGTCCGGCACGTCGCCGTACTCGCTCGCATGCTCACCCGGCATGGTGGCCACCGCCTGACGTGCGCCCATGACGGCGTCGAGCTCCCCGAGGGCGTCGGCTCGATCCGCATGCCGGAGCACGTCGCGAGCCTGCCGAATTACCTTCCCAAGCTGTGGGCGTGGTCGCCCGACGTGCACGAACGCATGAGCCGTCGCTTCGCTTGCATCGATCTCGACGTCGTGATCCTCGACGACCTCGAACCCGTGCTTGCGACCGCGGCGCCGATCCGCCTTTGGAACAGCGCCCGCGGCGAGCCCTACAATTCATCGCTGTTCACGATCGAGCCCGGGCACGGGCACGACGTCTGGTCGACGATGACACCCGGCCGGGTCGCCGCCGCGCGCGCGCGGGCGACGCGATGGACGGGCGACCAGTCGTGGATCAATCACGTGCTCGGGCCGGGCCTGCCGACGTTCGGCGAGGAGACGGGCGTCATCCGCTACATGCGATCGCTGCACGCTCACCACCCGCCGCCGGGCACGCGCGCCGCGTTTCTATGCGGTCCGATGGCCCCCGACACCGAGCAGAATTTCAGCCGATGGATTGCGCGCTCATGGACCTAGACGGATTTCGCACCGAGCGCGGCCTGCTCTGGCCCGCCTACGACGAGCGCTGTGCGCAGGTGACATTCCGCGAGACCGGCGAGGCCTTGCCCGAGATCCTCGCGCGCGTGCCCGGCCGCCGCGTCGTCGTGCAGGCCGGTGGCAATTGCGGACCGCTGGTGCGGCTGCTCGCGCCCGTGTTCGAGGCCGTCTACACCTTCGAGCCGGATCCTCGCAATTTCGTGGCGCTGACCGTCAACACGGCCCAGCTGGCCAACGTCCACCGGTACCAGGCGGCGCTTGGCGCGAACCGCGGCCGCATCGGGCTTGCCCAGGGCGACGCCCGGTTTCCTGCCAATTGCGGCGCCCTCTATGCCTCGGGCGCCGGCGCCATCCCGACGCTGCAGATCGACGACCTCGGCCTCGAGGTCTGCGACCTCATCCTGCTCGACGTCGAGGGCGCCGAGGCGCAGGCGATCCAGGGCGCGGCCAACACGATCATTGCGCACCGGCCGGTCGTCGTCATCGAAAGCAAGGGGCTCGGCGAACGGTTCTTCGGCGAGCCGCCGGATCTCGCCGAACAGGCGCTGACCGTCATGGGCTACCGCCGCGCCCTCAAGCTGCGCGCAGATATTGTGATGGTGCCGCAATGATCGCCGGTCGTCTCGATCGCCGCATATCGGTGCTGCGCAAATCGGTCGCGCTCTCGGATTCGGGCGAGGCGGTCGAGGCCTGGTCGCCGGTTGTGGTGGCGGTTGCCGCCTCGAGCCGGCCGGTCGCCGGCGACGAACGTTTCGGCGGCGAGCAGTACGTCGCGAGCGAGCAGGTGGAGTTCCGTGTGCGCTGGCGCGCCGAGCTCGTCGATCTCTCGCCGCTCGATCGGATCGTCGAGCCGGCCCTCGCCTTGACGGAAATCGAAAGCTCCCCGCCGGGCCTGGTGCTCGAGGCCTCGATCGCCGATCGGCGGCAGTACGACGTCATGGCCGTGCACGAGCTCGGTCGGCGCGAGGGCCTGCAGATCCTCGCCTCGCGCCGGGTCGATGCGTTGACGATCGAGTCGTCGCCGTGATCAAGGATTTGCGCCCCGCGCTGCGCGCGTTCCTGCTCGCCGACACCGCGATCGCCGCGGTCGTCGCCGTGCGCATCTTCCCGTCGGTTCTGCCGCAGGGCGTCTCGGCGACCTCGCTCGTCTATCATCGGGTTTCCGGTTTCGGCGATCATCACATGGAGGGCCCGTCGGGCTATGCTGTCGGCCGCTGGCAGATCGCCGCCTGGTCGGAGAGCCTCGACACCGCCGAGGCGCTGGCCAATCTGGTCAAGTACCGGCTCGACGGCTACCGCGGCGGCATGGGCAGCGGCGGCCAGGCCGTGAAGGTGCAGGGCGCGTTCTACGAGTCGGACAACCCGCCCGCCTACGACGCCGCCCGCCGGCTCTACAGCGTCGGCCGCGACTACATGATCCACGTCGCCGAGCGCTGATGCGATGGGCGTCGTCAAGGCGAGCGTGCAGCTGTTCGGCCTGCGCGAGCTCCTCGAGAACCTGGAGGAGTTTCCCAAGGCGACGCAGCGCAACGTGCTGCGCCGCGCGCTGATGGCCGGCGGCGAGGTGATCGAGCACGAGGCCGAGCTCCGGGCGCCGGTGCGCACCGGAACGCTGCGATCCTCGCACACGACCGGAACGAAGCTCAGCCGCCGCCAGCGGGCGGTGCACAAGCGATGGATGGGCCAGGTTCCGGCCGAGCGCACCCCGCAGGGCTGGCGCTCGGCCCCGCTCAAGGCGGTCTATGTGTTCGTCGGTCCGGCGAGCCTGCCGCAGGCGATCGTGCAGGAGTTCGGCGCCGCCGACCAGGCGCCGCAGCCCTTCATGCGGCCGGCGTGGGACGGAAAGAAAATCATTGCGCTGGCGACCGTGATCGACGTGCTCGAGCGCGAGATCGAAGCCGCGACGCAACGTCTCGCCCGCAAGGCCGCGCGCGAGGCGGCGAAACTCCGAAAGTGACCAGCAAAGGACGCACCACATGACCACGAACGCGCAGATCGGGCACGGCGCCCTGTTCAAGCTGCTCGACAACACTCTGTCGCCGCCGGCCTATGTGACCGTCGCCGAGGTCACCAACATCACCCCGTTTTCCATCGCACGGGATGCCGTCGAGACGACGCACACCGAAAGCCCGAACCGGATCCGGGAATTCATCGCCGGCCTGGTCGACTACGGCGACGCGTCGATCGAATTGAATTGGGTGCCGGCGAGCTCGACCGATGCCCGCATCCGCGCGCTGTTCGAGACGCGCGATCTGAGCTCGGCGCAGATCGTGTTTCCGACCTCGCCGGCGGAAACGCTGCAGTTCGCGTGCCTCGCGACGGCCTACAGCCCGGCCGCGCCGCTCGACGACAAGATGACGGCGTCGGCGACGTTCAAGATCTCCGGCAAGCCCGTGTTCCTGAGCGAGTAACGGAAATCATAACGACCCATGACACACGGCCGGCGATGCACGGGGCATCGCCGGGACGATCAGGCAAGGATACCGGGGGCCATGACGAACACGCAGACGGGCGCCGTCACCGTGCAGGCGCAGGGGAAGCAATACACGCTCAAATTCTCGATCAACGCGCTGTGCGCGCTCGAGGCCGAGCTCGGCGCCGGCGACGCCATGGATCGGCAGCAGATCATCGGCGAGCGCCCGTCGATCACGGTTCTGCGAACGCTCATGTGGGCCGGCCTGCAGGAACATCACCCCGGGACGAGCAAGGATGATGCCGGCCGCATCATGGACCTTGTCGGCCTGGTGCCCTCGACCGAGGCCGTGACGACGGCGCTTGTCGCGTCCATGAACGCCGTGGTCGGCGCCGGAGCGTCCGCCCCTTTCGCGGCGGCGGCGGCCGCGCCCGTCGCAACGACTGGCTGACGCTCCTCGAGCAATGGGTCGAGCTCGGGCTCGATCCCGACGCCTTCTGGCACTCGACCCCGCGCGTGATGCTGGCGATCGCCGCCGGCGCGCGCCGCCGCCAGGCCGCCGACCACAACGGCCGCGCCTGGCTCGCGTGGAACATCGTCGCCCTTGACCGGGCGCGCCGCATGCCGGCGCTCAAGTCGTTGCAGATCGACGCCGACGGCCCAGGCCGCCGCCGGCAGACATGGCAGGAACAACGCGCGATCGCGCGGCAGCTGGCGGGACTCCCCCCATGACCTCGACCCCGGCCGTCATCGGCGCGCTGCGCGTCGTGCTCGGCGCCGACACGGCCCAGCTTGAGAGCGCGTTCAAGGACGCGGTCGACAAGGCCGACAAGTTCGGCAAGGCAATGAGTGTCGCCGCCGGCGGCGCGGTCGCGGCCGTCGCCGCGATCGGCGCCGCCGTCGGCGCCGCCGTCGTCGGCTCGCTCTCGTCGATCGACAAGCTTGCGAAGACGGCGCAGCAGATTGGCGTGCCGGTCGAGCAATTGAGTGCGCTCAAATTCGCCGCCGATCAGAGCGGCGTATCGATCGACACCCTCGGGCAAGGCTTCAAGGACCTTGCCACGAAGATGACCGAGGCCGTCGGCGACAATCAGAGCGGCCCGGCCCGCGCGTTCGCCGCGCTGGGCGTCGCCGTCACCGACGCGCAAGGCAAGCTGCGCGACAGCCAGGCCGTGTTTCTCGACGTCGCCGACCGCTTCTCGAAAGTCCGCGACGGCGCCAACAAGACGGCGCTGGCCGTGCAGATGTTCGGCGACAGTGGCGCCCGCATGATCCCGCTGCTCAATCAGGGATCCGACGGGATTGCTCGCCTCGGCGACGAGGCGAAGTCGCTCGGCCTCATCATCGACAGCAACACCGCGGCCGCCGCCGAACGGTTCATGACGAACCTCGAGCAGCTGCGGAAAAGCAAGGACGCGCTCGTCCAGATCATTTCGGCCCGCCTGGCGCCGACGCTCGACCGCCTGTCGGAGCGCTTCGCCACCTACGTCAAGGACGCCGCCAAATCGGAGGAAGTGACGAGCCTGCTCACGGGCTCGTTCAAGGTGCTCGTGTCGGCGCTCGAGGTCGTCTCGACCGGGATCAACATTCTCGGCATCATCTGGAAGCGATTCAAGGAATCGATTGCCAGCCCCGAAACGACCGACCAGGCCGTCGCCGGTCATCTCAGCATGTGGGAGGAGATCAAGGCGGCCGCGTTCGGCGGCATGAAAGAGATCCAGGCGATCTGGAACGGCTGGGCGCCGACGGTCACGAAGGCCGCGGACCAGACCGTCAAGGCGATGGCGCCCATGATCGAGTCGGGCAAGCAGATGGCCGAGCGCCTCGCGATCGCGCGCGCCGAGCTCAATGCTCTCGTCAGTGCGCCGACCGACGAGTTCGCGCAGAAAATGATCGCGATCGAGCAGGCGACCAAAAAGGGCATCATCCCGCTGTCGCAGAACATCGCTCTGACCAATCAGGTTCTCGGCCAGATGCGCACCGAGGCGCGCGCCGTGCTCGACGAGCTCGTCAACGCCCCGCTCGAGACCTATTCGGCCAAGGTCAAGGCGATCGGCGACGCCTACGCCGACAACATCATCAAGCAGCGGGAGTTTGCGAAGATGATGAAGTCGGTCAACGACCAGAACGTCGAGAACATGCAGGCGCTCGCCTCGGCCGTCTCGTCGGCGCTGACGACCATTTTCGGCAAGTCGAAAGCCGCGGCGATCGCGGCCGCGGTGATCAACACGGCCCAGGCCGTGACCAAGAATCTCGCGCAATACCCGATGCCCTTCGGCGGCATCATGGCGGGGCTCGCGGTCGCGACCGGCGCCGCTCAGATCGCCGCGATCAAGTCGTCCAGCTTGAGCGGTGGCGGCTCGGCGCCGCGCAGCGTGCCCTCGGCGGCCGCGCCGAGCGACACGAGCGATCCGGGCGCCGGCGCCGGTGGCGGCCTCAATCAGACGCTGACCGTCCAGGGCCTCGACGCCGGTGCCTTGTTC